TCACGATACACAAGGCTCAAAGATAGCAACTAAAACTAGATACACTAAGCTAAAAGAATTTAGTATTCAAGGTAATACAAAAGATTCTGGATTGTTTGGTCAACATCTATTCTCTAAAAATAAATATTGTATCATAACAGAGGGTGAGTTAGATTGCTTATCAGCTTATCAGATGATGTTAAAAGGTACATATCATACACCAGTTGTAAGTATTAAGAATGGAATTACTTCAGCAGTTAAAGATATTAAAGCAAGTTTAGAATGGTTAGAAAATAATTTTGATAATATCATTTTAAATTTTGATAACGATGAGCATGGTAGAGAAGGCTCAATGAAAGTAGCAGAATTATTTTCACCAGGTAAATGTAAGATAATGAATTTACCTGAAGGATTTAAAGATGCTTCAGATTGTTTAACACAAAACAAAATACAAATATATAATAAAACATTTTGGGATGCTAAAGTATTTGCACCAGATGGAATTATAAATGCTAATACATTATTAGATGATGTACTAAAACCAATCACTAAATCATTTGTTCAATATCCTTTCGAGGGTTTGAATAAAATTACTTATGGTCTACGACCTTCAGAGTTAGTTACATTTACAGCAGGGTCTGGACTAGGTAAGACACAAGTAATGAGAGAAGTAGTACATCACATTATAAAATCAACAGAAGATAATATAGGTTTGTTAATGTTAGAAGAAACACCAGTCATAACTTCAAAAGGTTTGATGAGTGTTGAAGCTAATCAAAGACTACACTTACCAGATGTTCATGTAAGTAAAGAAGAAATGAAAACATACTTTGATGCAACAGTAGGTACTGGTAGAGTATTTATGTTTGACCACTTTGGTTCTAACTCTATTGATAATATTGTTTCAAGAGTTAGGTTCTTAGCTAAAGGTTTAGATTGTAAGTATGTAGTCATTGACCATATAAGTATTATTGTATCTGACCAACAACATGGTGATGAGAGAAGAGCATTGGATGAAATCATGACTAGACTTAGAACACTTGTTCAAGAGACAGGAGTATCTATGATAGTTGTATCACACCTTAGAAGACCTGAAGGTAAAGGTCATGAAGAGGGAGCATCAACTTCACTATCACAACTTAGAGGTTCGGCTAGTATAGGTCAGCTAAGTGACATGGTTATTGGGCTTGAGAGAGACGCACAGAACGATGACCCTGATGTTAGGAACACCACTAGGATAAGAGTATTAAAGAATAGATTCTCTGGTATTACTGGTCCTTGTTGTGATTTAAAATATGATATAGATACTGGTAGACTTAATGAGGTAAAGTCTGATGACTTTTAATAAAGTTGTATTTGATATAGAAACAACCATGACTGCTGATAAGATATGGTGTATTGTTTGTAAGCATGGCGATACTTATTATCAGTTTAAAGAAGATAGATTGCATAGGTTTGCTGAACTAATAAAACAAACTGAAGAAGTAATAGGTCATAATATAATTGGATTTGATATACCAGTAGTCAATACAATTTTTGGTTATGATGTATTTGCTAATTGCAAAGTAACTGACACTTTAGTTTTATCTAGATTATTAAATCCTATGATAGAAGGTGGACACTCATTAAGAAACTGGGGTACTAAGTTAGGTCAAAACAAAATACACTTTGAACAGTTTGATTATTTCTCTGAAGATATGTTAACCTATTGTAGAAATGATGTTGAACTAACTGAAAGACTTTATAAATTTTTAATTAAGAAGACAACAGACTTTGGTCAATCAGTTGAACTTGAACATAAGGTTGCACAAATAATTCAGAAACAACATGAACGAGGATTTAAAATTAATGTTGTTGAAGCATATGAATTACAATCTAAGTTTCAAGAAGATATGAATGACTTAACTACTAAGGTAAGACAAACTTTTCCTCCAATGAAAATAGAAGAAGAGTTTATACCTAAGTCTAATAACAAAGCAAGAGGTTATGTGAAGGGTGTTCCCTTTACTAAAGTTAAATACAAAGAATTTAATTTAGGTTCAAGACAACAGATTGCTGAACGACTAATGTTACTTGGGTGGAAACCTAAGAAGAAAACAGATAAGGGTCATGTGATTGTTGATGAGAAAGTATTATCTGAAATACATAATATACCTGAAGCTAAATTAATAAACAGATTCTTAATGCTACAGAAAAGAATTGCTCAAGTTAATTCTTGGATTGAAGGCATTAAGGAAGATGGTAGAGTACATGGTAAAGTAATAACCAATGGTACAATTACAGGGAGGATGAGCCACCAGTCGCCCAACATGGCTCAGATTCCTGCTGTGTACTCTCCTTATGGTAAAGAATGTAGGGCATTATGGACAGTAAACAAAGGTTATAAATTAGTAGGTGTTGATGCTTCTGGACTTGAGTTAAGAATGTTAGCACACTACATGAATGATGAAAGGTACACACATGAAGTCGTTAATGGAGATATACACAGAGCAAATCAAGCTGCTGCTGGTTTGGAATCAAGAGATAAGGCGAAGACTTTTATCTACGCATTTATCTATGGAGCAGGTTCAAAAAAAATCGGAAGTATCATTGGAGGTTCGGAAAGAGATGGCGAAAGAGCTAAAGAAAAATTTCTTAGAGCAACACCAAGTCTTAGAAGCTTACGAGAAAAAGTGGAACGAGTGGCTCAACGAAGATGGGTCAGAGGACTCGACCAAAGAAAAATAATAATAAGACATCCTCACGCAGCATTGAATACTTTATTACAAGGAGCAGGTGCTATTGTTATGAAGTATGCGTTGACATTGCTAGAGGAATATGTTATAAGAAAACAAATCAAAGCATTTCCAGTTGTAAATGTACATGATGAATTTCAATACGAGGTTGAAGAAAGTAGAGCCGAAGAGTTTGGAAGGTTAGCAGTACAATCAATTATAGATGCAGGTAAACAATTAAATGTAAGGTGTCCACTAAATGGCGAATATAAAATCGGAAACAACTGGTCAGAAACACATTAGTACGATAGCAACAGACATCAAGCAATTGATTTCTGATATATCTACTGGTAAACCTGCCAACATGACAGAGGAAAACTTAAATGTTTTTCTTAATAATATTAAAGAAGCTATTCTAGCTTGGAATACTTCTCAAGTAAAAGCAGAAAAGTATGAAGGCAAACTTAGAATGTCTTCTATTGGTAAACCTGCAAGACAATTATGGTATGATAAACATAGTCCTAAAGATAGAAAAGATGAAGACACAGGATTAAATTTAAAATTTTTGTATGGTCATATCATTGAACACTTAGTACTATACTTAGCTGAACTTGCAGGACATAAGATAAAAGACCAACAAAGAAAAGTTGAAGTGTCAGGAGTGTCAGGACATATAGATAGTATTATTGATGGTGAAGTATGTGATGTTAAGTCAGCTTCACCTTTTAGTTTTAAAAAGTTTCAGTCAGGTGAGATAGTAGGTGATGACCCATTTGGTTATCATGCACAGTTAGCAGCATATGAAGAAGGTTGCGATACAAAAGCAGGTGGCTTTCTTGTTGTTGATAAATCTTCTGGTGATATTTGTTTTTACAAACCAGATGATATGGCTAAACCTAATGTTAAGTCTTTGATTAAAAACCTAAGAGAATCTTTAGAGAAAGATACACCACCAGAAAAATGTTATGAGTTTAAGACAGAGAAGAATGGTAACAAAACTTTAGCTACTGGTTGTATGTTTTGTCCTCACAAATGGGAGTGTCATTCTGATGCTAATGGTGGTAAAGGTTTAAGAGTATTTAAATATTCTAATAAGAATGTTATGTTAGCTGAGGTTGTTAAAGAACCTAATGTAGATGAAATTACAAATCAATATAAGGAACAATTAAAAAACTATGGAAAGAGAACTGAAACACAAGCACCTGCTAATTAGAGCAGAGGTACAAAACCCACCTAAGAATGAGGAAGAAACTATTTCTTGGATGAGAAAATTAATTAAAACAATTGATATGAATATACTTGCAGGTCCTTATTCTTCACAAGTTTCTAAGAAAGGAAACAAAGGATTAAGTGGTGTTGCTATTATAGATACATCACATATTAGTATTCATACTTGGGATGAACAACAACCTGCGTTAATTCAATTAGATGTTTATTCATGTAAAGAATTTAAGAAAGCAGATGTTATAGATTGTTTAGAAGAGTTTAAACCTATAACTGTTGAGTATAAATACTTCGATAGAGAAACTAATTTTATAGAGGTAAAATAATGAAGTGTTTTATTTGTAATGGTGATGTACTTTGGGGTAATGATTTTGATGCTGAAGATGTATATGACAATGATGAATATTTATTTGTAAGTAATTACAGTTGTAAAAATTGTAATGCTTCATATGAAGTTTGTCATGGAAAGAAAGAAAATGAATAGTAAAAAAATGAAACCTATAAGACGAAAAGCAAGATACATACTTGTTGAATGGCTACAGTCTTTGTTGTCTAAAGAAGAAGCTAGTAAGATTAATTATAAAAATGTATTTGATTTTATACCTAATCAAACTCATTACTATGATAGTCAACAACAATTTAGATTACAACCTTGGTCTTACAAATGGATAGTAAAGAAACTAAAAAGAAATTCAGAGTTGACAATAGATGATTTAAATGCTATGTTACAACCAACAGAAAAACAATTAAGAAGACAGGATAATATAATATAATGCCAAGTAAAGAAATGTTTAAAGGTGTTGCATATGACAGTTTAAATAAGCAAGTTGATGGCGACCATTATAAAGGTATGAAAATTCAACCTGCTCATTTTATAAATGAGAATCAATTATTATTTGCAGAAGGTAATGCAATTAAATATATTTGTAGACACTCTAAAAAAGGAAAACAAAAAGATATAGAAAAAGCAATTCACTATTTAGAAATGATATTGGAGAGAGACTATGACTAATGAATCACAGATAACACAATTAGAAAAAAGAGCAAGAGGTTTTCGCAGAATTATCTCAGCATTAAATGATTTACCTATGTATGGTATTAACAGACACTTAGATAAAATACTTCATGTTAAGATTGATGCATTGAAAGACCATCTTAAATTAAAGATAACAAGAAACAATGATAAGCTAAATGAAATGTATACTGAAAGTGTAGATAGTTTAGCTGATGATGATGGACAACAAGGAGAAGTAGCACCTGTTGTTATAGAAGATATACACAATAAGGAAATTATTAATGACAAATAATATTGTAGGATTAAATGGTAAGAATATTAAACCACCTGAAAAAAAAGATGTATATAATTTAAGAGTATGTTTAATTGGCTCAGATGATATAGACATCAAAAGAGTAGAAACATTTGGTGTTGCTGAAGATGGTTTCTTTATGGTAAAGTCTTTAGACAATCCTAAGTTTCCTGTATTCATGACTAATCCTGTTAGAATTAGAACTATTGAAACCTATAAAGAAGGTACTAAACCTATGACTAAACTTAGAAGCGAGAAGAATGATGATGATTTTCTTGTTGACTTACTGAAAGAGAAGCATGAAAACCAATCGAAAACTTAAACAAAAGAAAAGAGTTAGAAGAAAAGAAGCACACCTCATGGGCTTCAAATTAATTATTAATAATCAAGGACAATTTATTACTGAGTTATCTAAGTATCCTTTAGATAAAATACATCTTCATTTTAAAAAAGAAAATGCTGGAGTTATTAAAGCATTGTTAAGAGAGTGTAATGCTAAGTTTGATTTACTAACTGAAGACTTAGAAAAGATT